GGAAGATCCTGCTCACCAGCACGCCGACCGTGAAGGACTTCAGCCGGATTGAGGCGGAGTTTCAGCGCAGCGATCAGCGGCGCTTCTATGTGCCGTGCCCGAGCTGTGGCGGGATGCAGTGGCTGAAATGGCCGCAGCTGAAGTGGGAGAAAAACGACCCGGCCACCGCGGCCTATGAGTGCGAGCACTGCCATGAGCGGTTCGCCGAGATCCACAAGCCGGCCATGTTGCGCAAGGGCGAGTGGCGAGCGACGGCACCGAGCGACGGGAAAACCGCGGGGTTCCAGCTGTCGGGGCTCTACAGCCCGCTGGGCTGGCTGAGCTGGGCCGACATGGTGGACGACTTCCTGAGGGCGAAGGCCGATGCGCCGATGCTGAAGAGCTTCGTCAACACGCGGCTGGCCGAGACGTGGGAGGAGGACTTCGCCAGCAAGGTGAGCGCGGATGCGCTGCTGGAGCGGTGCGAGCCGTATGCGGCGGGCCGACTGCCGGAGGGCGCGCTGGCGGTGACGATCGGCGTGGACGTGCAGGGCGGCGGCGGCAGCGCGGGCGATCGCCTGGCGGTGAGCGTGTGGGCGTGGGGCCGTGAGGAGGAGGGCTGGCTGATCGACCACCAGGAGATCTACGGCGACCCATGCCGGCCGGAGGTGTGGAAGCAGCTGGACCTGCTGGTGCTGCACGACTGGGAGCACGTAAGCGGGGCGAAGCTGCGGGCGGATGTGGTGGCGATCGACTCGGGCGGCCACGCAACGGCGGAGGTGTACCAGTACGCGCGGGAGCGGCAGGCGGTGGGCGTGATCGCGATCAAGGGCCAGAGCCAGCGGGGCAAGCCGCCGATCGGCAAGGCGAGCAAGGTGGACATCAGCGCGCAGGGCCGCACGCTGAAGCGCGGCGCGCAGGTGTTCCCGGTGGGTGGCGACACGGTGAAGACCACGCTGTTCGGGCGGCTGAAGCACAACGAACGCGGGCCGGGCTACCTGCACTTCCACGCGCAGACCGGGAGTGAGTATTTCGAGCAGCTGACGGCAGAGAAGCAGGCGCTGCGGTACGTGAAGGGCTTCCCGGTGCGCGAATGGGTGAAGAAACCAAGCGCGCGGAACGAAGCACTGGACTGTCTGGTGTACGCGTATGCAGCGGTACATCGGCTCTACCAGCGGTACGACCGCAGAACGATCTGGGATCAGCTGGAGAAGCGACTCGAGAAACCGGCTGAAGGTGCGACGAAGGCGCGGCTAAAATCGAAGGGAGCCGCCCCGGCGTTCGCAACTCACTGGTAAGGCGCCGTGAACATTCCTGCCCAGATCAGAGCCGGCGACACGGTGAAGTGGCGGGATGAGGCTGCGCGGGACAATCTCGGCAATCCGATCGACGCGGGCAGCTGGACGCTGACCTACTACCTGCGCACCAACACCGCGAGCGAAGGCGCCACGGTGGTGGGCACGGCGGATGGAACGGGCTGGGCGCTGACGATCGCGGCAGGCACCACCGCGGGGTTCGATGCAGGGCAGTGGTATTGGCAGGCGATCGCGACCGCTGGCAGCGAGAAGCTGACGCTGGGCGCCGGGCAGCTCGAGGTGCTGGCGGCGCTGAATTACACCGGCACACCGGGCGCATTCGATGGCCGGAGCCAGGCGCAGAAAGACCTCGAGGCGGTGCAGGCGGCGATCAGGGCGATGATCTCCGGCGGTGCGGTGGCTGAGTACACGATCGGCAATCGGCGGCTGAAGAAAATGGAGATGACCGATCTGCTGATGCTGGAGGGCAAACTGAAGGCTGAGGTGAAGCGCGAACAGGCCGCCTCCCTGGCCGCCAATGGCCTCGGCAATCCTCACAACCTCTACGTGCGCTTCTGATGGGCATCCGATCCTCGATCCTCGGCTGGCTGCAACGCGGCACCCCCGAGGCCACGCCTGCACCACGGCGGCGGATGTACCAGGGCGCGATGGTGAGCCGGCTCACCAGCGACTGGGTGACGGGCGGCACCAGCGCCGACGCTGAGATCAAGGGCAGCCTGCCGCGACTGCGGAACCGCTCGCGCCAGCTGGTGCGCGACAACGACTACGCGCGGCAGGCGATCCGCGCGGTGAAAAACAACGTGATCGGCACCGGCATCAAGATGCAGGCGCAGGTGCGGATGGTGCGCGGCGGCGGGCGGCTGGATGCGCAGGTGAATGACGCGATCGAGAGCGCGTGGAAGGTCTGGAGCAAGAAGCAGCACTGCCACACCGGCGGCCGGCTGAGCTGGCACGACATGGAGCGCCTGGTGATCGGCGCGATGGCCGAGTCGGGTGAGGTGTTCATCCGCAAGGTGCGGCAGCCGTTCGGCGGCGGCAAGGTGCCGTTTGCGCTTGAGGTGATCGAGTCGGATCTGCTCGATGACACCTACACGGGCAAGAGCACGATCGACGGCAATGAGTGGCGCATGGGGGTGGAGTGCGACCGCTGGGGCCGGCCGGTGCAGTATGCGTTCTTGAAGAAGCACCCCGGTGATGCGCCATTTCAGGGGCCACCGAGCGGGCGGCACCAGCTGATCCCGGCTTCGGAGATCATCCACCTCTACCTGATGGACCGGCCGGGCCAGACCCGTGGCGTGCCCTGGCTGGCGACTGCGATCCAGCGGCTGCACCACCTGCAGGGCTACGAGGAGGCGGAGGTGATCCGCGCGCGGGCCTCGAGCGCGCTGATGGGCTTCATCACCAGCGACGAAGGCGAGCTGCAGGGCGATGAGGTGTTTGACGGCGAGCGGGTCTCGAACTTCGAGCCCGGCGTGTTCAAGTATCTGGCACCTGGCGAGAAGGTGACGGTGCCATCGCTGGATGCACCGGATGGGCAGTTTGAGCCGTTCCTGCGGGCGATGCTGCGGGCGATGGCGGCAGGCCTGGGCTGCTCCTACGAGAGCGTGAGCCGCGACTTCAGCCAGACGAACTACAGCAGCAGCCGGCTGAGCCTGCTCGAGGACCGCGACCACTGGCGCGCGCTGCAGCAGTATCTGATCGAGAATTTCCACCAGCCGGTGTTCGAGGCCTGGCTGGAGATGGCGGTGCTGGGCGGCGCGCTGGGGCTGCCGTTCTACGAGACCGACCCCGAGCGCTACCGGGCGATCCGGTGGATGCCACGCGGCTGGGCGTGGGTGGATCCGGCGAAGGAAGTGCAGGCCTACAAGGACGCGGTGCGCTGCGGCTTCAAGACACTGGGCGAGGTGGTGGCCGAGCAAGGCGGCGACCTCGAGGAGCTGATGGTGGCCAGGGCCGCCGAGCTGCAGCTGGCTGACGAGCTCGATCTGACGTTCGACACCGACCCGCATGAGGTGAACGCGGCGGGCACGCAGCAGGCCGGCGACGTGGCCGAGGACGTGGCTCCGGCCAGCGACCCGGACGCAGGCGACGATAATGGTGAGGATGACACTGAGGACACCGATGGACCTATCGCGTGATCTCGAAGGGCAGCTCCTGAAGCGCGCCGAGGTAGCTGACTTTCAGGTCGGCGAAGACGAGCGCACCATCGAGTTCCCCTTCAGTTCCGAGTTCCCCGTGGCCCGCTACTTCGGCAACGAAGTGCTGAGCCACGATCGCGAGGCCGCCGACCTGGCGCGCCTCAACGATTCCGCGCCGCTGCTGTTCAACCACGACCCCAACAAGGTGGTGGGCGTAGTCGAGCGCGCGTGGATCGATGGCAAAAAAAAGCGCGGCTACGTCAGCGTGCGCTTCAGCCGTAATAGCTTCGCCCAGGAAGTGCTGGCTGATGTCAAAGACGGCGTGCTGCGAAACGTGAGCTTCGGCTACCAGATCGAAGACATGGAGCAGCGCGGCACTGGCGACTTCGTGGCGACTCGCTGGAGTCCCTACGAAGTGAGCGTGGTTAGCATACCTGCAGACCCAACGGTCGGCGTCGGGCGTGCTCTCGACGCTCAACCTGCGGCCCCCGCCGCATCTCCAACCCCCCAACCAGAACCTGAGGTTCCGATGGACAACACCCCTGACATCTCAGCGGTGCGGGCTGAAGCGGCTGCCGAGGCTGCGAAGGCTGAGCGCGCTCGCATTGCCGGCATCTCTGCCCTGACTGAGAAGCACAACATGGCCGACCTCGGCCGCCAGCTGATCGAAGGCGGCCGCAGCCTCGATGAGGCCCGCGCTGCCGTGCTCGACAAGCTGGGCATCAAGCCCGTCGAGACCGTGGCCCCTGTTGAGATGGCCTCTCAGGAGCGCGCCTCCTACAGCATCACCGCCGGCATCCGCGCGATGCTGACCGGCGACTGGTCCAGCCGCGAGGCCGGCCTGGTGCGCGACCTCTCCCGTGAGGTGGAGAAGTCCGGCGTGGCCAAGACCACCGAGCGCTCCTTCTTCGTGCCCTTCTCGGCACTGAGCCAGCGCGCCACCTACGTGACCTCCGGCGCCACCACCGGCGGCAACCTGGTTGCCACCGATCTGCTGGCCGATGACTTCATCGAGTTCCTGCGGAACACCGGCGTGATGCTGCAGCTGGGCGTGCGCACCATGCCTGGCCTGGTCGGCAACGTGGCGATTCCCCGCCGCTCCGGTGTGGCCTCGACCTACTACCTGAGCAGCCAGACCACCGCGATCACTCAGTCGGAGTCCACCTTCGACCAAGTGACCATGGCTCCCAAGAACCTGGCCGCCCTGTCCAAGTACAGCCGCCAGACCCTGCTGCAGGGCACCCCTGGCATCGAGGAGCTGGTGCGCCGTGACCTGACCGATGGCATCAACCTGGCCATCGATCTGGGCATCCTGAACGGCTCCGGTTCCAGCGGCCAGCCCACCGGCATCATGCAGACCTCCGGCATCGGCTCGGTGGCCATGGGCACCAACGGTGGCGCCATCACCCTCGAGAAGGTGGTGGACCTGGAAGCTGCGGTGATGACCGTGAACGGCGCCGTCAACCCCGGCTCCGTGGCCTACCTCACCAACTACAAGGTGATGGCAGCCCTGAAGAAGCTGCGCGCTGGCGGTTCCACCACCGGCGACGGCCCCTTCCTGTTCAACGCTGACGCTGCTCGCATCGGCCGCGGCCCCACCCCCGGCACGATGAACGGCTACCCCCTGGCCGCCTCCAACCAGGTGCCCAGCACCCTCACCAAGGGCTCCAGCTCTGGGGTGTGCTCGGCCCTGCTGATGGGCGACTTCAGCCAGGCCATGGTCGGCTTCTGGGGCAACGGCCTCGAGATCACCGTGGGCGAGGACAGCGACGACTTCAGCAAGGCTCTGACCAGCGTCCGCGGCATCGTCACCTACGACGTGGCCGTGCGCGATCCCAAGAGCTTCGCCGCCATCCTGGACATCACCACCTGATAGGAGACGGGGCGGGCAACCGCCCCCTTTTTTTCTCATGAAGGTTCTGATCGAAAGCGACTGCGCCGCTCGGGGCGAATACCTCGAGGCCGGCAAGGTCTACGAACTGGACAGCGACGTGGCTGCCGAGCTGCTGCGCATGGGCCGCGCTGTCGAGGCGCCGGCCGAGGAGATCAAGCCGAAGGCAACCCGCAAGGTGAAGGCCGATGGCGATCAGTGAAGACCTGACGGTGTTCCTGAACGACTTTGGCGTCAGCTGCACGGCTGGCGCCATTTCGGCTTTGGGCATCCTCGACATGCCCAGCCAGGTCATCTCCGGCGACATGGTGCTGACCACCGACTATTCGTTGACGGCGCGCGCTGCTGATTTCGGCGGCCTGAAGTACGGCGACGCGATCACGGTGGCCGGTGTGAACTACCAGGTGCGCGAGGCGCGCAAGCTGGACGACGGCGCTTTCGTTGAAATCGGGCTGACGAAGGTATGACTATCTATGGATCCTCTGCGGCGCTTGACCGCAACGTCCACCACTTCTCACCCTTAACCGCGCTGGGGTCCACCCCGGCCGTGGAGGTGCATGGCTCGCACTTAACTTTCGTCCATAACGTCACTGGCAACGTGACCATCCAGGACCAAGGATCGCTTGACAGCACAACTTGGTTCAGCCTCGACGAAGCCAAGACGCACTCGCAAAACACCGTTGACGCGCACTTCTACCCTGGCCGGGCAGTCCGCTACGTCCGCGCAACGGTCACCAGTATTGGCGGCGGCGTTACGGTCAACGTCAGCGTGATGTGCCACTGATGACGACGAAGCGCGAAACGATCCTGGCTGCGGTGCGCACAGCGCTGACCGGCACCACGGGCGTGAGCACGCGGATCTACCGCACGCGGGTGGAGCCAATCGCGCGCGAGGAAAGCCCGGCGATCGTGGTGGAGCCGCTGAACGACACCGCGAGCCAGAACACCAGCCTGCCGACGCTGGACTGGGCGATGACGGTGCGGGTGACGGTGATCGTGCGCGGTGCGGTGCCCGATCAGGTGGCCGACCCGATCGTGGAGAGCCTGCACTCCAGACTGATGGCCGATCTGACGCTGGGCGGCTACGCGATCGACATTCAGCCGATCGGCGTCACCTTCGTGTTCACCGAGGCCGATGGCGCAGCTGGTGAAATCCAGTGCGACTATCGTGTGCTCTATCGGACCTCTGTGGCAAATCTCGCGAGCTGATCATGGCTACGATGGTGGATGAATACTGGGGTCAAGGCGGGACATACCTGGCCGACCCCAAAACCGGCAAGCGGAAGCTCATCGAGCGGACGGAGCCGGCCCAACCCTCCCAACCTGACGAGGTAGAGAGCAATGCCGCTCCTGAGCCGCAAACGCCTGATCCTGGCGAAGACTGAATCCACCTACGGCACGGACCCCAGCCCCACCGGCTCGGCCAATGCCATCCTGGTGCGCAATCTTGACATCACTCCGCTGCAGGCGGAGACGGTCAGCCGTGATCTGATCCGCCCCTATCTGGGCGTGAGCGATCAGCTGCTGGCGCAGACCCGCGTTGAGGTGACCTTCGAGGTGGAACTGGCCGGCTCCGGCACTGCTGGCACCGCTCCCGCCTACGGCCCCGTGCTGAAGGCCTGCGGCCTGTCTGAGACCGTGGTGGCCACCACCAGCGTGACCTACGCGCCGGTGAGCGCAACCTTCAGCTCGGTCACCCTCTACTTCCACAACGACGGCATCCGCCACAAGGTCACCGGCTGCCGGGGCAGTTTCCAGATGAACGCGGCCGTGGGTCAGATCCCCACCATCGCGTTCACGATGACCGGCATCTACAACGCGCCGACCGATGAGAGCCTGCCCAGCCCGACCTACGCCAACCAGGCTGCACCGCTGATCTTCAAGAACGGCAACACCTCGAACTTCTCCGCCTTCAGCTATGCCGGCTGTCTGCAGAGCCTCGAGTTCAACGTGGCCAATGAGATCGTCTACCGCGAGCTGGTCGGCTGCACCAAGGAAGTGCTGATCACCAACCGCGCCCCCAGCGGCACCTGCGTGATCGAGGCCCCGAGCATCGCCACGAAGGACTTCTTCACGATCGCCAACGGTTCCAGCACCGGCTCGATTACCTTCCAGCACGGCGGCACGGGTGGCAACATTGTCACGTTCACCACGGCTCAGTCCGACATCGGCAGCCCGACCTACTCTGACCAGGACGGGATTCAGATGCTCAACCTGCCCTACCTGGCCATTCCGACCAGCGCCGGCAACGACGAACTGAGCCTCGCCTTCACCTGATAGGAGCCCTGAATGGCTTTCGTTCTGTCTCAGAGCGAGTCGTACACCTGGCCGGTCACCGTCGAGTTTCCCATCGATGGTGGCCGGTTCGACAAACAGACCTTCGATGCCGAGTTCAAGCGGCTGCCGCAGGCGCGGATCCGCGAGATCTGGGACCAGATCCAGTCGGGCGACCTGACTGACGATGAACTCTGCGATCAGGTGCTGGTGGGCTGGAGCGGGATCCAGGACGCCAAATCTGGCGAGGTGCCCTACAGCGAGAAGGCGAAGGCCGACCTACTGAACGTGCCGCTGGTGGCCGCCGCGGTGGTCAGCAGCTGGCTCGACAGCCTGAGCAAGGGCAAGAGAAAAAACTGACAGCCGCCGCTGAGCACTGGGCCGGCGGCGGGGTCAAGGATGAGACAGCAAGGGATGCCGAGGCGATGGGGATTCCAGCCCCTGAGCCATCGGCGCCGGATGAGTTCGAGGTGTGGCCAGAGAACTGGGAGGCCGTGCTGATGTGGTGCCGAGTGCAAACGCAGTGGCGCACCAGTGCAGGCGGGGCGATCGGGCTCGATTACTCGGTGCTGGCCTGGCTCTTTAAGATGTACTCAGTGGACGACCCGCGCGCGCTCCTGGAGGATCTGCAGGTGATGGAAGGCGCAGCGCTGGCGGCGATGAACCGGGAGGGCTGAGCCATGGCGATGACCCTCGACACGGCAATCAAGTTCACCGCGAAGCTGGAGGGCACGGGGCTCGACCAGCTGAAGCGCGGGCTGCAGTCGCTTGAGCAGCAGTCAAAGGTAACGAAGGCGGCGCTCGGCCAGGCCAACATCGACATCGCGCGGATGGCCCGTGCGGCCGGCAATACCACCGCCGGCCTGCGCAGCCACATCGCCGCGCTGAAGTCGCTGCGCGACAACGTAGACATCAATAGCCAGGCCTACCGCAGGCTGGGCAAGCAGATCGATGAGCTCGAGGCCAAGCAGCGCAAGCTGACAGGCGCCGTATCACCCCGCGGTGGCATCTCCGGCCTGCTCGCCATGGGCGGCGGCCTGGGAGGCCTTGCGGCGGCCGCTGGCGGCACGCTGGCCGTCAAGTATGTGGCCGATGTCGGGATGCAGGCCGAGAGCGCGCAGGTGCGCCTCCGCGCGCTGACCAACCAGTTCGGCGAATACAACCAGGCGCAGGCTGCCACTGAGCGGATCGCCAAGACGCTGCGGATCAGCAACACCGAAGCTCAGGACAGCTTCGCCAGCCTCTACGCCTCGCTGCGCCCCACAGGCATCACCCTGAAGGAGCTCGAGGGCGCTTTCATCGGCTTCTCTGCTGCTGCGCGCAACAGCGGCGCGACGGCGCAGGAGACCAGCAACGCGCTGATCCAGCTGAAGCAGGGCCTGGCGTCCGGTGTGCTGCAGGGCGAGGAACTGCGCTCGATCCGTGAGCAGGCGCCGCTGGCCGCTCAGGCGATCGCGAAGGAGCTCGGCGTCACGATCGGCCAGCTGAAGGAGCTTGCCTCTGATGGCAAGGTCACCACCGACGTGGTGCTGTCGGCGCTGAACAAGTTGAAGGAGACCCAGCTCGGCAAGCTGAACGAACAGTTCAACACGGGCGCGCAGGCCGTGAAGGATCTGCAGATCGCCACCGAGCGGCTCGGGATCCAGATCGCCAAGACCTTCGGCCCCACGGCGGTAAGGCTGATCCAAGCCTTCACGCGCGTGCTCGAGCGGGCTGCCGACCTGGCCGGCGGCGGTGGTGAGGCTCAGTCGAAGCTGATCGCGCAGCTGCAGGCGCAGAGCGAAGCGCGGCAGAAATTCGGCTTCTTGGGCGCGTTCACCAACCGCGCCGAGGTGGATGCGTTCATTAAGCAGCGCACCGACGCGATTGTGGAATCCAACCGCCAGGCTGCAGCCAAGGCGCGCGACAAGGCGCAGGAGCTAACGCCTGAGCAGAAGGCCGACCAAGAGGCTGCGCGGAAGGAGCGCGAGGCAGGGCGCGACGCTGCGGCCATGGAGAAGGCCAAGAAAAACCTGGCCGATCAGCTGAAGCTCCGCGAGGAGATGGAGAAGCGGCTGGCGGACTTTCGCGAGCAGTCGATCGAGCGCGCGGCCGACCTCGAGCGCCAGCTGGGCGACCAGCGGCTGGAGCTGGAGCGCAGCACGGAAGAAGCACGGCGGCGAGTGCGGGAACAGCAGCAGGACTTTGCACTGGAGGCCGAGCGGCAGCGGCTGCGCGGCGCTGGCCTGAGCACCGATGCGCTCGACACGCAGGCCCGACTAAACGAAGCCACGCGGCGCTTCACCGAGCAGAAGATCCAGATCGAGCAGAACGCTACCGATCGCAAGGTGCAGCTCGAGCGCACGCTGGAGGACTACAAGCTGAACGTGGCGCGCGGGATCCGGGACATCCTGGTGGACGGCGCCGAGAAGATGGCGGCCAAGATGCGCGAAGGTGCGCGCGGCGCTGCTAGTGCCATGGGCGCCCCGATGACATCCGGCGGCATCATTGCTCGCACCGGCAGCACCGGGCAGAGCACCGGCCCGCACCTTGATGCGCGCTGGGCCGATGGCCGGCCGATTAGCGCAGCCGATGCAGACCGCTACCTGAGCGTGAACGGCCGCAGCCCCTCGAGCTACGGCGTCACCAGCGGCTATGGCCCGCGCAGCCTGTTCGGCCGCAGCTTCCACCGCGGCATCGACTTCGGCACCCCCAGCGGCAGCGGCGTCAGCCTGAAGGGCGGCGCGAGCCTGCTGCGTGATCTCGGCTTCACCGGCGCCGGCGGTTATGCGGTGGAGATCGACACCCCCGAGGGCCGGATGCGGCTGCTGCACCTGCAGGGCGGCTCTGCGGCACGTCCGGTGGGCAGCGCGCGGCAGCTGATCGGGCGGCCCGGTGCGGCTGCTGCAGCGGCTTCTGGCGTGGACATGAGCGGCATCGATGCGGCAGGCAAGCGGCTCGATGCAGCATCTGGCGCCAACCGATCGGCCAGCTTGGCCGCGGCGGCTGGTGAGCTGGTCAACAGCCGCCAGGCCGAGCTCGGCACCATCACCAGCCAGCTGGATCAACAGCGCAAGTCGGTGCGTGAGCAGCGGGAAGATTTCGAGCGGATGCTGGAGCTGCAGCGCAGTGGGCTGACCCCTGAGCTGGCGCGGCAGGTGGCGGAGCGGGAGCGAATGGCCCGCACCGAGGATGCCAGTCTGCAGAAGCTGCGTGATCAGCTGACCTTGGACCTGCAGGGCAACGATCTGACGCAGCAGCAGCGGATCGCCGTCGAGAAGATCCTCGCGGACACCATCCTGCGCCAGCAAGCGCTGCAGGGCGTGGTCGAGGGCCTCAACACCGAGGAGCAGGCGCTATCCCGTCTGCAGCAGGCCTACGAGCAGAAGCGGCAGCTGGTCGAGGGCATCGCCAACTCGATCGGCAACGGCATCGGCTCGGCGATCGATCTGCTGATCGACGGCACCGACAACTGGGGCGACAGCCTCCGGCAGATCGCGGCCGGCGTGCTGAAGGACATCGCCCGCCAGATCGCGCAGACCATGGTGGTGGCGCCGATCGTGAAGGGCCTCACCTCGGCGTTCGGCTTCGCCAATGGCGGCATCATGACCGGCGACGGCCCGATGCCCCTGCGCAAGTACGCGGCCGGCGGCATCGCCAACAGCCCACAGCTGGCCATGTTCGGCGAGGGCTCGATGCCCGAGGCCTATGTGCCCCTGCCCGATGGCCGGCGGATCCCGGTGGCGATGAAGGGCGGCGGCGGTGGCACCAACGTCACCGTGAACGTGGACGCCACCGGCAGCCAGGTGCAGGGCAACAGCGGCCAGGGCGAGCAGCTGGGCCGCGCGATCTCGCAGGCGGTGCAGAATGAGCTGGTCCGCCAGAAGCGGCCCGGCGGACTGTTGGCGGCTTGATCATGGCGACCTTCACCTTCACCCCCAGCTTCGAGGCCACCGAGTCGAGCCAGCCGCGCGTCAACCGCTTCAAGGCCGGCGACGGCTACGAGCAGCGGGTGCGCTTCGGCCTGAACACCAACCCGAAGGAGTGGGACCTGACCTTCTCCAACCGCGACGACACCGAGCGCGATCAGATCGCAGCCTTCCTCGATGCACGCGGCGGGGTGGAGAGCTTCGACTGGACGCCACCCCGCGGCACGGCTGGCAAATACGTTTGCGACAGCTGGCAGATCACGCTGAGCAACTGCAACAACAACCAGCTGCGCGCCAAGTTCCGCGAGGTGTTTGAGCCCTGATGGCTGTCCCCGTCTCTGACCTTCAGGCGATCGCACCCAGCGCCGTCATTGAGCTGTTCGAGCTCGAGCTGAACGCGGTGCAGCACGGCGTGGCGGACACCTATCGCTTCCACGCTGGCACCAGCCTGAACAGCAACGGCGAGCTGATCTGGAACGGCCAGAACTACCTGCGCTTCCCGATTGAGGGCGAGGGCTTCGAATACAGCGGCAACGGCCAGCTGCCACGGCCGAAGGTGCGGGTGAGCAACATCCTCGGCACCATCACGGCGCTGCTGCTCAGCCTGCCTGATGGGCTGGAGGGCGCGAAGCTGACGCGGATCCGCACGCTGGCCCGCTACATCGACGGCGGCAACTTCCCCGGCGGCACCAACCCCTACGGCACGCCAGACCCGACCGCGGAGTTCCCGCGCGAGATCTACTACGTGGATCGAAAGGTGGCCGAGACGCGCGACGTGGTGGAGTTCGAGCTCGCTGCCTCATTCGATCTGGCCGGCGTGCGAGCACCCAAGCGGCAGTGCATCGCGAACATCTGCCAGTGGGTCTACAAGTCGGCGGAGTGCGGCTACACCGGCGGCTTGGCCACCTGCGAGAAGACGCTCGATGCCTGCAAGGCGCATTTCGGCGCGACCGCTGATCTGCCCTTCGGCTCCTTCCCCGGCATCGGCACCTACACCGTCTGATCATGACCTGGCGCACCGCAGCACTGGATCACGCCAAGGCCGAGGATCCCCGCGAAGCCTGTGGCCTGCTGGTGGTGGTCAAGGGCCGCGAGCGCTACTGGCCGTGTCAGAACCTCTCCGGCGGCACCGATCAGTTCATCCTCAGCCCCGACGACTACGCGGCCGCCGAGGATGCCGGCGAGATCATCGCGGTGATCCACAGCCACCCCGTCACCCCGCCGCATCCCAGCGGGCCGGATCTGGTCGCGTGCGAGAAGAGCGGGCTGCCATGGCACATCGTCAACCCGAAGACCGAAGCATGGGGCGGCTGCGAACCATCGGGGTACAAGGCGCCGCTGATCGGCCGTGAATGGGCGTGGGGCGTGACCGACTGCTGGACGCTGGCGCGCGACTGGTGGCAGGCGCAGGGCCTCCAGCTGCCCGACTGGGAGCGTCCGCTGACCCCGCAGGATTTCGAGGCGGCGCCGATGTTCGATGGCTGCTGGAAGGCCGCAGGCTTCCGCGAGCTGGACGATGAGGATGAACTGCAGGCGGGTGATGCGCTGCTGATGAGCATCAGCGGGCCGGGTCTGAATCATGTCGGCGTCTACATCGGCGACGGCCTGGTGCTGCATCACATCCGCGGCAGGCTGAGCAGCCGCGACCTCTATGGCGGGTGGCTGCAGAAATGCACGGGCCGGCGGTTACGCCATCCCGAGTTCACTACGATGGGTGGAGGCTGAGCGGGGCCATGCTGCGCGAGATCCGGGTCTATGGGCGGCTGGCAAAGTTCCTCGGCCGGCGCGTGTTCCGCGCGGAGGTGGCGACCGCTGCTGAGGCGGTGAGGTTCCTGCTGGCCAACTTCCCGCAGCTCGAGAAGCACATGGCCGACCAGCACTACCGGGTGAGCGTCGGCGGCTATGACCTGAGCCTCGAGGAGATCCACGACCCGGCCGGCCAGCAGCAGATCAAGATCGTGCCAGTGCTCGCGGGTGCTGGTGCGGTGGGGCGGATTATTGCCGGCGTGGTGCTGCTGGCCGTTGGCTTCTTGGTGCCAGGCATTGGCGCTCTCGGCGTCCAGCTGCTGGTGGGCGTTGGCGCCTCTCTGGTGCTCGGCGGTGTGGCGCAGCTGCTCACGCCGGTGCCGAAGGTGCCGCAGGGCGCGGCATCCAACACCGACCAGGACCCGCGCAAGTCCTACAGCTTCTCCGGCATCCAGCAGACCAGCCGCCAGGGCGTGCCCGTGCCCGTGGTCTACGGCGAGACGCTGGTGGGCTCGGTGGTGATCTCGGCCGGCGTTGACACCGTGCAGGTGGCGGGATGAGCAGGATCGTCGGCGCAGGTGGTGGTGGATGCTTCTTAGGGCACACCCTGGTGCGGGTGCCCGATGGTCAGCGGCGCATCGATGAGCTGCAGCCCGGCGATCTGGTGCTCAGCTTCGATGATCTGGGCGAGGTGCATCAGGCCAAGATCCTCAAGGTGCATGAGCACGAAGGAGAGCGAGTCAACCGCTACCGCCTGTGGGGCGGCGCCGTGCTCGACGCCACGCCAAATCACTGGGTGCTCAACCAGTTCAACGCTTTCGTTGAGATCGACACGCTGAGCAGCGACGACTGCCTGGTGGATGAAAACGGCCACCTGCGGCCGATCGTCGGCAAGGCCGAGCTCTGCCATGGCACCGTCTACAACCTCACCGTTGAGGGCCATCACACGTTCATCGCTGGCGGGATCCGCGTTCACAATGCAGGCCTCGGCCTGGGCGCGATCGCAGGTGCTGGCGGCGGCGGCAAAGGCGGCGGCGGCCAGCAGCAGCGCACTCCTACGGAAGCGGCCGACAACCTGAACAGCGCGCAGTATGCGCAGGTGGTGGATCTGATCAGCGAGGGCGAGATCCAGGGCCTCAAGGCTGGCGCGCAGTCGATCTTCCTCAACAACACGCAGCTGCAGAACGCAGACGGCTCCTACAACTTCCGAAACGTCACCGTCTACACCCGTAACGGCACGCAGAACCAGTCCTACATCCCCGGATCGCCCGGCATCGAGGACGAGAAGCCGGTCGGCGTGCAGGTGCAGCAGGCCACCCCGATCGTGCGGACCATCACCGACCCGAACGTGGACGCAGCGCGGATCACGATCACGGTGCCGCAGCTGCAATCGTTCACCAACGAAGGCGACGTGAACGGCGCGAGGGTGCGCCTGCAGATCGCCGTGCAGTACGGCGGCGGCTACACCACGGTGATCGATGACACGATCGCCGGCCGCACCGCTGACACCTATCAGCGCGACTACCTGGTGGAGCTGGCCACCACGCCGGCCGACATCCGCGTGACCCGGATCACGCCGGACAGCAGCAGCGCCAAGCTGGCCAACGCCTTCACCTGGTCCACCTACACCGAGATCACCTACGCCAAGCTGCGCTACCCCAACAGCGCGCTGGTCGGCCTGCGGGTGGACGCTGAGCAATTCTCGAGCATCCCGAGCCGCACCTACCTGATCCGCGGCATCAAGGTGCGCATCCCGTCCAACGCGACGGTGGACACCACCAACGGCCGGCTGGTCTACAGCGGCATCTGGAACGGCACCCTTGGTGCAGCGCAGTGGTGCTCTGATCCGGCGTGGATCCTGTGGGATCTGCTCACCTCCACGCGCTACGGCTTCGGCGATCACGTCAAGGCAGAGCAGCTCGACAAGTGGGCGTTCTATGCCGCGAGCCAGTACGCCTCGACGCTGGTCCCTGACGGTTTTGGCGGTTTTGAGCCGCGCTTCTCCTGCAACATCAACATCCAGACGGCCGAGGAGGCCTACAAGCTGATCAATGACATGTGCTCGGTGTTCCGGGCCATGCCGTACTGGAGCACCGGCGCGCTGACGATCAGCCAAGATCGGCCGGCCGATTCGGCCTACCTGTTCACGCTGGCCAACGTCTCCGAGGAGGGCTTTAACTATCAGGGCAGCAGCCGCAAGACCCGCCCGACCGTGGCGGTGGTCAGCTACCTCGACCTGCCAAGCCGGGACATCGCCTACGAGGTGGTCGAGGACCAGGCCGCGATCGCGAAGCACGGCGTGGTCTCCACGCAGATCAGCGCCTTCGCTTGCACCTCTCGTGGCCAGGCCAGCAGGATCGGCGAGTGGCTGCTCTATTCAGAGCAGTACGAAGGCGAGGTGGTCAGCTTCACCGCATCGATCGATGCCGGCGTGGTGGTGAGGCCGGGGCAGATCATCGAGATCAGCGACCCGGTGAAGGCCGGCTCACGGCGCGGCGGCCGCATCACTGCAGCCACCACCACCACGGTGACCGTTGACGATGCCAGCGGGCTCGCAGCTGGTGCAGCCGCCACCCTCTCGGCGATCCTGCCTGATGGCACGGTGCAGAGCAGTGCGGTGACGGCGATCGCCGGCAACGTGGTCAGCCTCGCCACGCCGCTGGCCGCAGCGCCCAACGCGAACAGCGTCTGGCTCTACCAGACCTCAAACATCCAGACCTCGACCTGGCGCGTGCTTAGCGTGCAGGAGCAGGACGGCGCGAAGTACGCGATCAGCGCGCTGGCCTACAACGCCAGCAAGTACGACTACATCGAGCGCGGGGCGGCGCTGCAGCCGCGGGACATCACCGACCTGAACATCATCCCGGAGGCCCCCACCAACCTGCAGGCCGCCGAGACGCTCTACGAGCTGAACGGCCGCGCGCTAGCCAAGCTGATCATCAGCTGGCAGCCGGTGGTCGGCGTGAACGAGTATCGCGTGCGCTGGCGGCCGCAGAACGGCAACTGGACCAGCACCACTCAGTCGCGGCCCGATTTCGAGATCCTCGACACCACCGCCGGCGTCTATGAGGTGCAGGCCTACAGCCTGAACGCTGGCCTGCGGCAGTCAGTGGAGCCGGCCAAGCTGACGGTGCAAGCCTTCGGCAAGACCGCACCACCCGAGAGCGTCACCGGCCTGTCGCTGATCCCGATCGATGGCGCCAGCGCCATCCTGAGCTGGGACCGCTCCCCCGAGCTCGACGTGGTGCTCGGGGGCAAGGTGCTGATCCGCCACAGCGTGCTGCTCACCGGCGCGATCTGGGAGGAGAGCCAGGAGATCGTGGCTGCTGCAGCCGGCAGCCAGACGCAGAAGCAGGTGCCGCTGCTCGAGGGGACCTATCTGGTCAAGTTCGAGGATGACGGCGGCCGCCGATCGCTGGTGGCCAGCACCGTGATCGTGGACCTGCCCACACCGCAGCCGCGGCAGCTGGTGCAGACCTACGCGGAGGAGTTGGAGAGCCCGCCCTTCAACGGCAACTACACCGACATGTTCTACGTGGCCAGCCTGGCCGAAGCGGACGGCGCCAGCGGCCTGATCATCAGCACCGGCCTCGCGGTGGATGAGATGGCCACTGACGGCGACTGGGACGCGCTGGCATCGATCGACAGCGTGGGCGGCGTGCTGCCGGCGGGCGAATACGAGTTCGGGAGCACGTATTCGTTCCCCGGCGTGTTCGACTGCAACCTGCGCCGCAGGCTGGTCACCCTGCCCTACATCCCCGGCGACTTCTGGGATGACCACCTCGATGACATCGACACCTGGGACTTCATCGACGGCACCGGCGCCGATCGCGTGAACGCGCTCACCTATGTGCGCACCACGCAGGACGACCCCAGCGGCACACCGACCTGGAGCACCTGGCGCGAGTTCGCCAACGCGATCGTGCGGGGCCGTGGCTTCCAGTTCAAGACGGTGGCCACCAGCACCGACCCGACGCAGAACATCATCATCGAGGAGCTGGGCGCCGAGCTGGAGCTGCAGCAACGCACCGAGCAATCGGCGGTGCTGACAAGTGGCGCGGGCGCGTATACCGTCACCTTCGCTAACGCCTTCTTCGAGGCGCCCAGTGTCGGCGTGACGGGTTTCAACATGGCCACCGGCGATTACTTCGCGATAGCGTCCGTGACGCGGACCGGATTCCAAGTAACATTCAGGAACAGCGCCGGCAGTGCCGTGAGCCGCCAGTTCACCTACACAGCCATCGGGTTCGGGAGGCAGATCTAAGGCATGGCTCAGCACGACTACAACCTGGCCAACCAGTCTGGCCTCGCCTTCCGGCAGGACCTGAACAATGCGCTGGCGGCGATCGTCAGCCAGAACAGCGGGGCCTCAGAGCCCAGCACCACCTACGCCTATCAGTGGTGGGCGGACACCACCACGGGCCTGCTGAAGCTGCGCAATGCGGCGAACAACGCGTGGATCACGATCGGCACGCTGGCCAGCGCGAACCTCGGTTTGGCGCCAGCAGCCAGCCCCACCTTCACCGGCACCGCCACGTTCGGCGGTGATGTGCTGCTGACCGGCACCGGCGTGCTGGATCTGCCGGTTGGCACCACGGCGCAGCGGCCGGGCTCGCCCACATCGGGCATGATCCGGTTCAACACCGACCTGAGCCAGTTCGAGGGCTACAACGGCAGCGCATGGTCTTCCGTGGGCGGAGGCGCCACTGGCGGAGGCGCGGACGCGGTATTCCTGGAGAACGGCAACACCGTCACCACCAGCTACACACTGACCACCAACAAAAATGCGGTCTCGGCCGGCCCCGTTACGATCAACGCAGGCGCCACTGTCACCGTCCCGTCCGGCGCCAGCTGGGTGATCGTCTAACCCGAAAGGATCATGCCCATTTCACTCGATGGATCAGGACCAGTCACGGGGATCACCTCCGGCGTGGGTCCGGTTGCTGCCACAGCTCAGGCCTCAACCAGCGGCACCTCGATCGATTTCACCGGTATCCCCAGCTGGGCCAAGCGGATCACGGTGATGCTGAACGGCGTCAGCACGAATGGCACGGCGCAAGTCGGGGTTCAACTCGGCACCAGCGGCGGAATTGAAGCGACTGGCTACGTTGGTTCGATCAACGATGGCTTCAGCGGGTCGGCTAACTTCTCGACCGCTTTCCTCGA